TAAGAATCCTCAATCCGTGGTAGATCGGGGTGTTCTAGGACTGGCTGCCACTTTTCTTGTAGATGTTCTGTTTGAAACATTTGTTTCTCCTTTTTAATTACATCCGTTTATATAATGTTTTATGCACTCGCCTTTTGATTACGACTGATGGCCGACAAGTACGATTTCATTGCATCTGTCGTATCAACGTCCTTTGCGGTGCTACCATCTTCATCACCAAATGTTTCCTCACTTGTACTTGATGGTTGAACTTTAGGGAAATAACTTTCTTTCAATGTGTCAAGTTTCTCACGGAAAGACTCTTCACTCCCAAAGTCAACATCTTGTGTAAGTGATTTAAACTTTTCAATTTCGGTATCGGCCAAGTCCTCAGAAACTTCGGAAATGACCTGCTCCCTAACTAGTTTTTCATTGGAAGAATTAAGGCCAACACTCTTCTGAATTGCCTCATTCAATTTTCCTTCTAGTTCGGAAATTTTCTCAGATTGAGCTTCCAGAACGTCATACTTCTCGTCTGGAACATCAATGTAGTGATCTACAAACAACTGTTTCAATCCAGAAATAAAGTCTTCTGCAATCTCGCCCTTCAAACCGCGCTCAATTGCCAACTCATTTTCCTTCGTCCATTCCTCTACAACGTAGTTGAGGTATGTGTCTACCTTTTCAGTAAGTTCTTCCTTGAAAGTATCTAATTCAAAATCTTTCTCAGACCTTACTTGTTCGTCAATTCGCTCAATCTCTGAACGAATCTTAGTTTTTACTGCAGCCTCAAAAATTGTTGCGGCTTTAACCTTGAACTCCTCACTGAGATTATCGTCAGCACCCATGAGCGCTTCCATATCCTCTTTGACAGAAATACTCTTAATTCTTTCGTCAATCTCTGCCTTCTGGTCTTCAAGCTTCTTCAACTCTTCTTCTGTTTCAGCCTTACCGGCTTCAGAAAGTTTATCAGCACGAGCAGCCAACATCTCTTCGATGTCTGCTTTCTTCATTTTACCAATCTGTTCTAGAGCCTGAGCTTTAGTCATCTTTTTATTCTCCTTGAGCTCTTCGCCATCATGGTCAGTTTCGTCACCAGCGGCCAATTTCTTCGGGCCTTCAGCTGATTTTGAACCCTTCTGTTGAGCATCACCACTCACAGGTTTTGCGTTTTTTCCAGCAACATCTGTTGGCGAGGACTTAGCATTGGGTTCGACTACAGCCTTACCACCGTCTTTTGCTTTCTCGCCATCAACTGTTTCTTTACTTTCAGCACCAGCGACATTGGGAGCAGGGTCTTTAGCGTTGGAGACACTATCTCCAGCATTATCAGAACCTAACCCAAGGTCTTTTGCCTTGCCTAAAGGTTTCTCAGAAGCTTCTTCAAGTTCAGCAAGAACTTCCGCTTCGAGTTCTTCAATTGTTTTATCTAATTCGGACATAGGTTGTCTCCTTACCTTTGTGTATACTATATTTATAAATTATAATTTTTTGAGGAACTTTGCAAACTCCAAAGCTTCCACTTTTGCATCTCTTTGACGCTTTTTAACATCAAATTTCCGCTTTAATTCAACAAGTTCTGATTCAATAAGGGCCCCATTATTCCAGACCCACTCTTTTCCCTCCATAATACCTTCTACGAAAGCATTTGGTGCGGAAGGGTCTGCAACGATATCAGCTGCGGTTGCAAGATAAAAATCATCTCTCACATAATTAGCACCATTTTTTTGATTCAAACTTCCCATGCCTCTAGAAGAAACACCCAACTTACCACCCTCATTCATAATATTTTTCACAATCTTACCCATTGGAGTTTCCATAATTTTTGCTTCACCAATGAAATTCTTACCATCTGGATACAACTCTGTAACCATATGAGATACACGCTCGAGGTTAACAGTTGGACCATCGGGATGTCCTAACTCTCCATAAGCACGTTTTTCATTGATGAATTTCTTATTATATCGGGCAACTTCTTTTTCAAGAATTTCCATAGGATATACCCGACCATTACGGTTTTTAATATCAGCTTGTAGAAAAATGCCTTTAATTTTATAGCTTTTACCACCATCTTCTTTTGCTTCAGTGATGTATTGTACTTCATCTACAGCCTCTGTAAATAATTTTACGGTATTCATGTGATATTATCCCAACCAGATACCTTTTTGAATTTAATTATAATGGTTCCAACTGATGCTGAACCATTTGTGATGAGAACATCGCCTGTTACACCTGATCCGGCGTTGTTCGGAATCGCAGGCATAGCCTGTCCACCAGCATTATAAGAACCATTACCACTTAAAGAAAGAGCAACGATATTTGATGTTGCATCCCATATAATATCCGTTTGGGATGATACAGACCACCAATAAGAAACAATTGAAACTCTAGGGTTTGTTGCAGCACCTTCTGCAACAGACACATCTAAAATGCTAGCAGTGCTGTTCGTACCTGTAGTAGTTAATTTCAAATAATATTCAAAATCTGAATCTGTAATTTCATGTAATACGACTGCCATTATCTGCTCCTAAATTGATAACATTTCTTTTTCAAAATAATCCATAAGTTCCTTTTCAGAAACTTTAAACTTTTTTGCTACTTCGCGCATAGTTTTCTCAAAAGTATTTAGGAAATCTGAAGGTTTAGAATCCATAATTTCGAAAATTTGATCAACAGCACCTTTCATCTTCGGAGATAATTTCTTATACTGTCGAGATTTTTTATGTTCATCCTTTTCTATTACAGATTTGTATATACCTTCAAACGTCTGACTCATTCCATCAACCTCTGATTTCCTCGTTTACCTCAACTTCTAGGTCTGTAGTAACAGGTGCAGCATGGCCTGTAGCACTAGCTACAAAGGCTTTAGATACTTCTTTTCTTTTTATTTCCAATGCGGCGCCGACCTTGTTAGCAATTGAATCTTTAAAAGCCTTTTCTGCTCCTAAATTATTTCCATCTCCAATTAAATCTACAAATTCTCTACTCATTTTTTTCTTCCTTTCTTCACATAAAATTCTTTATCATCTTCTACTGGTTCTTCTCCGGGCGGTTCTTCACCTTCACCTTCGGGCGGGAGGCCAGCTGCCATTCTTGCTCTATCATCTGCTGGCATTTCTGGATCAATCGGCATACCCATTGGATCAACAGGTATACGTTGTATACCATCACCGCCTGGTGGTATAACAATTCCACCATCCATTGGATCAGTATCAGCCTCTTTCTTGATCTGGTCACGCATATCTTGAATCTCTGAATCATTCATACGCAACACTTTTTTCAATACATATTCCTTACTAAAGAAAGTACCAATATAAGTTTCGACTGTCTGTAATTGATTGAGTCTGTTTTCCAAAAGTTCTGCATCTTTAAGTTCTGCAAAATGACCATCTGCAAGAAAATCATATTGAATATGTTCTTGTATGTTAGGCCAATCTTCAGGCGCAATTACTCCTTTAAGGAGTAGTTGAGTTTTGAGAATGTCAGTGAATAGGGGAGAGAATTTCTTTCGTATTCGCTGTACAAATTTTGTGAATTTAAGTTCATCTCTGGTAATTTCAGTTGATCTACCAAGACTAAATCCGCCATCAGATTCCATACGAGAAATTGGCACATTAAGAGAACGATATAATTTCTTTTGAAAATATTGAATATCATCAATCTCTCCTAGATTCGAACCGCCGGGCAAAGTTGTAATCTCTGTACCTCTACCACCTTCACGGCGAGGAAGCCAAAAATCTTCCAACATACTCATGTGATTTCGGTCATCACGAATCTCACCTGTAGTAGCATCGTACACAAGTTTATTGCGATAACGATTCATTACATCCTTGAGATATTGTTCTGCCTTTATCTTTGGAAGATTACCAACATCAATATAGAAAATTCTACGTTCTGGTGCGCGAGAAATACGATAGATAACAAGTGCATCTTCAATCATACGCAATTGGTTGACTGGTTTAATTGCCTTATGTAAATAAGACATAACTCGGCCGCTATTACCATCAATCAAACCAGAAGGAACATAAGCGATAGCATCTGCTGCAATCTTCAAACCTTGATTGCTTCCACCCATTCCAGCTGAACCTAGACCTTTTTCATTATATACAAAATATTCATTGATCTTCTCTGTCATTTCAACGCCAGTTTTGTTATCAAGTTCTTTTTTAACTTCTCTGACTTTTTTAATTTTAACTGGATCAATATATCTTAATTCAGTAATACCTTTTCTTGGATTTTTGGTATCAATAACCTTATGATAGAATACTCGCCCATCCACATACCACCGACGAAAAACATCATGGCCTCTTTGTTCAAAATGCAGAAGTCGTAACACTTCATCAAATTCTGCACGAATTTTTCTTTTAATTTTATCTGGATACTGTAAACGATCTAAAGAAATTTCTACTGATTGATCATTTTGATTAGAAACAATACCCTCATTTACGATATCTTCAACAGCAGTATCACACTCAGCTTGTTGAGCAATATCACGATACCGCCGAATTAAATCTATATCGGATCGTTCTCTACCATCTGTATCAAGAATTTGTCCAAAGAAACCGCCACCAGCTACATCAATGGTGCCGTCATCAGGAGTTGGGGTGGAAAATGTTTTTTCTCCACCCCTATCCTTTATCGCCCTTTGTATTGTAAACCCAAAAAGTTCTGCCATAATATCTCCTACTGTATTACACTATTTAGTAGGTTCAAATTAAAAGTTTACTGCTGATGCCTCAAAATGTTGATATCTCCAAGTTACATCGAATGTTTCAATATCTCCGGCAGCAGCTGTGGTCAACTCTATAGAAGTAACACTAGTTGGCCAAGCACTTTTAAATACATATCTTTTTAGAACTGTATCATCACGATCTAAATGTTCTACTTCCATATCAGTTTGATATTCAGCAGGAGAAACAACACCTTGGGCACTGGCAGCATCATTAATACCGTTAACCCATTTTTCCATCGCATTACGAATCATAAAGTCCGTATCGTTCATGAAAGTTGTGTTCCAAGTTTCAGCAGTTGTTCTATCTCCAGCAATATATATTTCTCTTCCTCTAAATGGTATTGCAATTTCACTCAATGTTGATGCAGGAAGGCTTGAACTTCTTACCAGAAAAGATGTTCTACCAACATCAAATGGACTGATATTAATGCCGGTAGGTGGTGTAATTATTACTTTAAATTGGTTAGCGCGAGCGCCACCACCAATTAGATTAGCTTTAAAGTCATCGATCATCGCCATGATTAACCTCCTACCTCACTAAACGATACACCAGTTCGCACTGCTACAAAGTTTAGTGTTATGAAGTTAATTGCTCTAGCGGGTTTAATGTAGATATCTCCAATAAACTCGTTTCGGTCAATAACCTCACCTGTGTTGTTTGTACTGTCGCATACAACCTTGAAGTCGAAGATACCTCGGCGTCCCTGTACATCTCGCAAGAAAGGTTCAACCATATTACGGAACTGAGCCCGTGTAAACTCATCATTGAACTCAAAGAGCATGTACTTAGCAGCAGTTGCGATTGCTTTTTCAAGAACCAAGAACAACCTACGCACATTAATTCGATCAAACGCACTTGGTTTATCAAGAGCAGTCTTATCACCAAAGAGTGTTACGCCCTGGCCAGGGAAGTTAACAACGGGGTTAACCCTTGCCTGATAAAGAATATCTCTTGCTGCCTTATCTGGATTGAAGGACAATTTAATTGCACCTCTTACATTACCCCGATTATAACCAGCAGGTGAGAACCAAGGATCAGCAACACCATCTGTGTATGCACAAAGTCCAGCAATATCGCCGTTCAAAGGCACCATGCGATATACATCATTATATTTGTCATACATATATTTGTATCCGCTATCGTAAACCATGTAAGATGATGCAGGGCAAAGATCATATGCGGTCTTTACATTATTAACTGCTCTAGCAGAAGTTGCTGAAGAAGTTGCAACACCAACCGTTGCAGAGCGATATGGAGAAACAAATCCCACACAATCCTTACGACTATCAACAAGAGCTGTAATCATAGTTACATGAGTATCTTGAGTAGCAGCTGTATCACCAGCTCCACCACCCTTACCACCAATTACAAGATTGATGTCATGTAATTCTGTGTCTGCAAACTTGTCATATGCAAGTTCCAGTTCACCAGCAGTCGGAGCAAGATCATCTGTTCCGCCTGAAAGAGAATCAATTGTCGTTGGTATAACTGAAGTATAAGCAGTAGTTGTATTTGTACCCCAGTTTGAACCAGCAGTTATATGATCCGTCCAGTAAATGTAATTTGATTTTCTGAAAATTACGTCTGGATAGTAATTACTACTACCCTGAGCATCTCTAGCAACTGAACTTTTTGACACACTTGCATAGGTTTCTAGAACACTAGAACCTCTCTGACCTTTAACATCAGCATCGTATCCAGTAATATCGCCAGTTGTATCATAAACAACAATATGCATTTCATCACCAGTACCACGGCCATTATCGGTGGCCCATTGAGAAGTGCCAGGCGCATTTGGAAACAAGTCATGATATTTCCATTTACGTCTGATGTATGAATTATCTGGAATGACATTTTGTAGACCAGCACCGTTTGGATCATCTTTTAGACGAATTGTTAAAGTGTCAGTTGAGATTGAAACAACATCATATTCGTTAAATTCATCAACTGGAACTGTACCAGATGAATCGGAAAAGAATGAAATTAAATCACCTACGTTAAATGCGTTGCCAGACAAGTCTGCGTCATCAACTTCAACTGTTGTTGCACCGGCAGAATCTTCTCCAACAGTCAAGTTGGAGCCAGATAATACTTGTTCAAATGAAGTTGCAGTCGCACAAATTTGAACACCAATTGAGTTGCCCCAAGTACCAGCAGTACG